CATCAATGAGTACGGAGGATGGAGACACCCTTACGGCTACGGCTACGGGTGGTGTAGTGGTTGCTGAAGAGGAAGGCGAACCAGTTGTTACCATCACTACCCGTATCATGGAAATGGACTTCGATACCGAGAACAAGCTGACAGGAGCCGTGAAAAGCGGTACCACCGGGGCGGAGGAGCTGACCGTAAAGACAAACGTCATTCCGGAAGACTTCTCCGTGAAGGTAACTCCGAAGAATATCGGCGCTACAGGTATCAAGGTAAGACGTTCCCATATCTCATTCCGTCCCGGCTCTTCTGAAGAGGAAGGACAGTATGTAGATGTTACATTCAAGGTCCTTGCATGCGAGGATGGGGAATTGTACAAGAAGTTCAAGGTTCAGGTTACAGACTGGGCCGCAGCAGCATCCATGGCTTCTGCTCCAGCTCCTGAAAACTCTGAAGCACAGACTTCGGGAACATCAAAGTAGTATTACTGACGAGTGGAAAGACACCCCTTTGCTGTTCGGAAGGTAGAACAGCCCTGGAGGGTTGGCAGAGCGGCCTAATGCACCTCATTGCTAACGAGGAGTGCGGAAACGCACCGGAGGTTCGAATCCTTCACCCTCCGCAAACTGTAAAACACCTAAGATATGTCAGAACAAACAATAGAAAGCAAGGTTGCATCGGCCATACTTGAAAGACCGATTGCTTCGATCGAGCTTGATGGTGTCGAATACAAGATAGCACCACCATCTATAGCGACACTGATACTCGTATCGGAAATCGTATCTACACTACCTCAGCTAAAGCCTGTAAGCAGTGACAAGATTGTTCCATCCGTAATACACAACGCGAAGAACTTCCGTGCCCTCGGTGACATCGTAGCAGTCCTTATATTGGGCGCAAAGGGTCTGACCGAGACAAAGACACGCAAGGTGGTGAAAAGCCGCCTATTCGGGCTGATAAAGACCGAGACAGAGGAAACGGTAACCATCGACAAACGTGCGGAACTCGCCAAAATCGTGCTGGATAATATCAGACCTTCAGTAATGCTGAATATCATCATCAAGAGACTTACCGATATGGAGGTCGGGGATTTTTTCGGCATTACCACTTCCCTAAGCGAGACAAATCTTCTGAAGCCGACAAAGGAAGTGGAGAACTGAACGACAGCATCTGGGCTACAGTATTCGGTCTTTCAAGGACTATGGGCATGACAACGGAACAGGTACTGTATGATGTGAGCTACACCAATGCCATCATGTACAGCCGTACCGTACCGACATACAGCGGAAAGAAGGATGATGAAGGCGACAAGAAACCGCTTTATGATGACAGTCTTGATGCAAACGATGTAAGCAAATTCAATGATTTTGACGAAGAAGAAATAGTAAGAATATGAGCGAAAAGGAAAGATTAGCATATTCCATTACACTTGACACAACTCAGTTGGAAGCGTCAGCAAAGAAAGCTACCGACCAGTTTGTAAACATGGGTAATAACATAGAGAAAGAGAGCAAGCGAATAGACAAGGCTATGGACAGTCTTGGCAAGAAGTCACTTGCCGGTATCACTATGGAAAGTCTCGGTGAGGATATAAAAAACACAAGCGCAGACATATTGCAATCTTTCGTACGCATTGACAAAATGAGTGCTGAAGCGTTCGGCTCTATGTCTTCGAAAGCACAGCAGCTTGCCAAGGACATTCAGAATGATACCGTTATGCTGAGACAGCTTGAAACGATGCAGTACGCATTGAATGAAAGCTACGAAAAAGGCAGTATATCCTTGGATGATTACCTGACCTCACAGGCAAGGCTGGCTGTCCTGCATGAACAGGTCGAAAAGGCTATCACGGATAATGAGAAGGCTTTAAGGGTTGAAACGTCAACGATAGAGGTCGTAGAGGACAGCATCGAATCATTGCAGTCAAAGGTTTCTCTTCTTACCGTTGAATATATGCGTCTTTCTCAGGCTCAGAGAGAAGGCACGGAAGGACAGGCTATCCTGAAGAACATAACGGAAGTCCAGAACAAGCTGCAGCAGGCCACTGCATCAATGAACCAATACGCACGAAATGCAGGTACTAAATTTGACGGTCTGAATGTCAGCATACAGCAGATAGCACGTGAGCTTCCTGTATTGGCGATGTCTCCTCAGATGTTCTTCCTGGCAATAAGCAACAACCTTCCTATTTTCACCGATGAACTTGCGAAAGCGAGAAAGGAATACCAGCTACTTACTGAAGCTGGCAAGAGTGCAACTCCGGTATGGAAGCGTGTACTGTCATCCATGTTCAGTTGGCAGACCTTGTTGGTGGCTGGAATAACCCTTCTGACCGTCTATGGTGATGAAATTATCTCATGGATAGGAAGTCTGTTCTCGGCAAAGAAAGCCCTGTCTGAAACATACGAAAGTCTTGAAGAGTGGCAGAACAAGGTGGCGGAAACCGCAGGAAACACCTTGGTAAGCCTTGAAAAGCTTTCTTCCGGATGGGTGGAACTCGGGGACAACATGGAAGCCAAGGAGCAGTACATCATCAACAACAAGAACGAAATCGACAAGCTGGGTGTTTCCATCAATGATGTAAATGACGCTGAACGTGTATTCAATACCGGGAAGGACAGTTTTGTCAGTGCTGTAATGGCTAAGGCACAAGCAGCGGCTACGATGGAGATTGCAGCGGAAGAGTACAAAAAAGCCCTGCAGAAGATGTTGGAAGCTGACGCAAAAGCCAAAGAAGGCCCGTCCGCTGGAGACTATTTCAAGTCATGGATGGCTAACAGTGCCAGAGGTGAGGATCTGTCGGGCACCCTGCAGAATGCCGATTTAAGTCCTGAAGCATACGCAAAGCAAGCTGAAGAGGATATGAGGAAAGCGGGGGAAGATTACATGAAATCCTTCTTTGACCTCGTAAAGAAATCAGACGAACTTGGAAAGAAGTATGCTGAGAAACTTGGAGCAATCAATGTTCAGGCTACTGAAACAATGGTTTCGGGTTCAGTGGAAGCCATAGAAGCAGCCATAGCCCTTAAACAGCAAGCCCTGAAGAAGGTTACCAACCGTGAGGACTATGCCAAACTTGAAGCCCAGATAAAGGAGGAACAGAAAAGGCTGGATGCCATAAAAGGTACGACAACCACCACCAACGGAAATTCAGACAGGGATGCAGAAAGGGCAAAGCAGGAGCTGGAACGCATGCACGATGAACTGATTAGCCTGCGGTTCAGAAATCAGCAGGAAGAGATAGACCTGATGGCTGAAGGTGCAGAGAAGAAGCGGAAACAGCTTGAACTCGACTATCAGAAGGAGTATGCGGACACTCTTGCGCTGGAGAAGAAGTGGACAAAGCTCAGCGGTGGAAAGCTGACCATGGAACAGCAGGTGGAAATATCCCGGAAATACTCAAACGCTGAGAACAGATTGAGTTCCGGTCTTGCAGCCATTGAAGGCGGCTTCAGTCAGGAAGAGCTGAACGCTTCCATGAACAGATACCTTTCAACCTACGGTTCATACATCGAAAAGCGTAATGCCATTATCGCACAGGCTACAGCCAACAAGGAAGGCAAGAACGAATGGGAGCAGAAGTCCATAGACGAAGAGACTAAGCGCGCTTTATCTGAGCTGGACATAGAAGCAAACAAGACAACCTCAGCCATAATAAAGCTGTTCGGGGATATGAGAGACAAGACACTTGACGACCTCGAACAGATAAACACGCAGGGGCAGGCAGCTTTGGACTTCCTTCAGTCAGGAGAATGGGACGAGGGCAAGGGAAAAGAGTTCGGCATATCAAAAGAGACATTTGAGATATGGAGCAAGTCACCCGACAAGCTGAAGGACATATCGGATGCCCTTAGAGACAACAAGCGCGCTGCAGACGAGCTCCGTCCTGCCTTGGACAAGGTGCTGAACGGCTTGCAGAACATCTTCGGAGGAGGTCTTGACAGCAAGAAACTGAAACAGGCATTATCTGACATTCAGAGCGGTCTCAGTGAAATACAGCAGCTTGGCGGTTTCCTCTCTGACACGTTCACCAACCTTGGCAATGCTTTCGGATCAGACATGTTCTCCGGAATAGCTGAAGGTATAGATGTAGCCATGGGTGCTGTGAACTCTGCCATGCAGGGTGCACAGGCTGGAGCAATGTTCGGCCCTATCGGTGCAGCAGCCGGAGCCGCAATCGGTGTGGTAAGCTCGCTTGCTTCTTCCATAGCACAGATACATGACAAAAAGAACGAAGCACGCATACAGGACCTGCAGGAACAGATAGATGTTCTTGAAAGCTCCTATGACAGACTGGGACGTTCCATCGAGAAGGCATATTCCACTGACGCTTCGAAACTGATTGAACAGCAGAACACACTGCTTGAACAGCAGAAGGTTCTTATCCAGCAGCAGATACGTGAAGAGCAGGACAAGAAGGATTCTGACGATGGACGTATCAAGGAATGGCAGCAGCAGATTGAGGACATCAACAATCTGATAGAGGACAACAAGGAGAAGGCGAAGGATGCCATCTTCGGTGAGGACATTCAGACTGCCATTGATGATTTCGCCCAGGCTTACGCTGATGTATGGGCTACAGGTGGCGACAAAGTGAAGGCTTCGAAGGATTTTGTCAAGGACATGATTAAACAGATGGTTACTGAAGCCATGAAAGCCACCCTGAGCCCTGATATGGAACGTCTCCGTGAAACGATGCTGAGTTTCTGGTCTGACGGTTTCATAAGCGGCTGGGAACAGGACTATCTCGAAAAGATGGCGGAAGACATGACAAACAAGCTGGAGAACCAGTACGGATGGGCTGACGACATCTTCAAGGATGAAGAAGAAGAGACACAGCGCGAAGGCACCCAGAAGGGAATTGCTACTGCATCCCAGTAAAGCGTTGACGAGAACAATGCCCGTCTGACAACCATACAGGGGCACACCTATTCCATAGTTGAAGGTCTCGGTGTACTGAATGCCACTGCAAACAAGATGCTTGAACACCTTGCAGGCATAGAGGAAAACACCTCTCAGACAAACGAAAAGCTGGATGACACGAACGCTAAGATTGACAACATGGAGAAGAAAATCAGCAAGATGTCAGGAACACTTGAAGATATGAATACAAAGGGATTGAAAATTAAAATGTAACGATATGGACGAACTGATACATAACACTCACGAGCAATGGAAGGAAGCCAAAGATAAGGCTCAGCACGATTGCGAAAGGAAATCACAGTACGGTATGGCTCAAAAGCTGAATGCCTGTTCCATGTTCACAGGAACTGAGAGCCTGGAGGAACTTGTGAACCTCATGTTCACTCCGAGAGGTATCGAGTTTATGACAAGATACAACTTCCCGGATATCGAGACATTCCGCAAGTACAAGCCGCTGCATCCTGAAAGGTTCGGTGTTTACATTGATTGCGGCAAAATAAGCCTGTCAGAGGAGAGAAAAGTCTTTTTGATAGGTGACACTGTCGCAGAGCTGAAATACCGGGATATGGCAAGAAACAGGGTTCATATCATGTGTGGTGCGTCTGCCAATGTAACCGCTTCGGGATATTCGGTGGTACGCATTGAAAAGGACAGTTCATCAAAGGTTTCATTCACTGAGCAGGAACACGGAAAGGTGCTGGTATGAAAGGCAAGCTATACATAGACGGAAACGATGCGTTCACTGAATACGGTGTGTTCGTTGAGCGGTACGGATATAAGGCTCTTATTCAGGCTCCCCCGTTCAAGAGCATAGACAGCACGGAATGGGACGAATACGATGGAGCGGAATATGACCTGTCCGAACCAGTCCTTGACAGCAAGACCTTTGCAATAGCATTCTGCATTACAGACATTACGTCTGCAAGTGACATGTTCGAGCTTCTGTCCGACAAGGCTTATCACACGTTTGATTTCCGGGAACTCGGAAAGACATTCAGGCTTCGTCTCACAAGCAACGGTTCTCTGTCATCAATGGTAAAGCTGGGCAAGATGTCGCTCAGTTTCTCTGACGATTTCCCGACACCTGACACTGCCGATCCATATCCGGAAAGAGCTTCAGATGTAAGGCAGTCAGGGTATGAGCTTGACGATATCGACTTTGCACGCTTCGGTGTATATATTCTGAACGGAACAGACGATAATATCCTGAAAGCTCCAGATGTAAGGCAGAACCTAACAATCGACACGAACAACGAAGCCGGAGTGACCTATGATGACGAGGTGGTAATGTACAGACCGAAGGACGTTGTCGTTAAGATGCTGATAAGGGCAAATGATGTCACTACCTTTTGGAGAAGATGGAACTCCCTGTTCACGGAGCTGATAAAGCCGGAGACAAGACGTCTGTATATCGACAAGACGGTGGAAGAGTTCGATTGCTTCTACAAGAAGTGCAGCGTATCAAAGTTCGATATACTTCGAAATGGCAGAGTATGGTGTGAGTTCTCGGTTACGATGACCTTCACCAATTCAAGACCGACAGGAAACTATGCCTTATTGGTTACTGAAGATGACGAGCTTGTGCTGACTGAAGATGAAGAAAGCCACATTTTATTAAGAAACGACTAAAATACGAACTGTATGGCAACGAAAAAAAGAATATCAGAACTTCCCATCTGCGAGACATTCAAAGGTCTTTTCACCATCGGTGTGGATGCAATGAACCACAGTGTGAAAGTGTCGCTGGAGTTTATAGACAACACCGTCACGGCACTGAAGAACTCGGTTCAGACGGCAATAAGCAATTCAGAGAAGGCTACAGCAGCGGCCAACACCGCAACGAACAATGCCAACACCGCAACGAACAATGCCAATGCAGCCACGACTGCGGCACAGAAGGCAACAACGGAATGTACGGCTGCCACAACTGCGTCAAATGAAGCTACGGAGGAATGCCGGGAAATAATCGAGACGGCTTCAAATCTCGAAGCCATGGGGCTTTTTCCCACCTCGATGACATTACGGTACCCGAAGAGTATCACCATAGGCAACAAAGGTGCAAGGATAGAAGCTGTCCTTCATCCTGACAGGGTTCATCAGAACGTGATTTGTCTGAGCGACAACAATGCCCTATCGGTAACACCTGACGGAAGGATAACGGTTCTGAAAATCGGTACAAGCACCGTACACGTTCTTCCTACCTGCAACATGGCTCTGTATAGGGCTGTACTCATAACGGTAACAGGGCCTACCGTAAGGCTTGTCACGAAGTCTGCAATGCGCTTCACATCTACAGGTAATATAAGGTTTAACTAAAAACAATACAGTTATGTCAAAGAAAGGTTACATCAGCGAATTCATGAATGGAGGTCGTGTCGTTTCCCACGGAAAGATACTGAGCCTTGCATCCGGCTTCAAACTGCCGAACGAGACACCGTTTTCAGTCTATATCAGACCGAAGAGCACTTCCGGCTCTGAAAATCTGGACGTGCTGCTCAATGTAAGATGCTATCAGGATGAAGAAGCGTCAGAAGCTCCCTTGGTGTTGAACGACTGGTCCCCTATGGCTATTGTCGAGATTGCTCCGGACAATGAGATTCTCGGAGAATATGACATCTATTGGGGTAGCGGTTCTTATGTGGAGATACAGCCATGATAATATCAGTATTCATATCAACACTCAGACGTATGCGCTCCTGGGCTACGTTCAGAAAATACGAGGGCATCAGGCTGAACACGTCAGATTCCATGATGTTCGTGGTATCGAACGGACGGATGGTATGCAAGATAACCACAGGGAAGAAAAGGTCAAGGTTAAGACCTCTGCACCCTAAATCGAATATAAGGATGAACAGCCTACGGGCTATGTCATTGATAAAATCAGGAAACAATTCAGTAATCAAATTATTAAACAGTTAAGTTATGGCATTTACAACAGATGAAGAAAGCAAGCTCAGAGCTATCATTGAAGCTTTCGAGAACGGAAAGAGATTGACGGATCTACCCGATGTTGAAGGTACAAATCCTTTCGAACTGATTTGCGAAGTCCTCGATACGGACGGAGAGAGCAAGAAGGCGGCACTCGCATCACTTCTCCCATATTTGGAAGAGCAGTGTATGTACGGTATCGAATATGACACCACGGTATCATCACCAGATGTCACACGTATCGGTAATATGGACCTCCACAAGAGCCTTCCTATTCACAGCCGTATGAAAGGCTGTCTCCTTTCGGATGACGGAACAGTGAACGAATACCTCAATCCTTCAGACTGGAGAGGACAGACGAGAGACGGTTCACGTGGTCAGGTAATGGTAGAACTGCCTATGTATTACCGAAAATTCGAGACTGAAGGCAACAAGAGACGTGTCAAGCTGTCTGAATATCCGCTTCCCGGCTATCATCAGGTCAAGAAGAAATATGTTTCTGCATACGAAGCTACCGTCCAGCGTTCTACGACAACTCTCTGTTCTGTTGTCAATACAGACCCTGACTATAGAGGTGGTAACAATGACTCTTCGCGCGATGGAACATACAAGACACAGCTCGGTATGCCAGCTACACAGATATCACGTACCAACTTCCGAAATTATGCACGCAAGAGAAAATCAGCCACAAAGGAATGGAACTGCATGACATACGACATACAGAAAGATACATATTGGCTGTTCGTGGTTGAATTTGCCACACTGAACTCACAGAAGGCATTCAACGCTGCGCTGACGGCTGAAGGGTACAAGCAGGGCGGTCTCGGTGACGGTGTGACAACACTTGACGGTGGAAAATGGAAAACTTTCAACAACTACTATCCTGTTATCCCTTGCGGTTACACTGACGAGCTGGGTAACGGAACCGGAGAGCTGGAATACACCATGCCGACCGAATACGACACAACGACCAAGACTGTCAAGGTTCCACGCTATCGTGGCATTGAAAATCCTTTCGGCCACATCTGGCAGTGGACTGACGGTATCAATGTCAGAATATCCCCTACCGTTGAGAACGGAGGTGACGGTTTGAGCAAGGTATTTGTAACCGACAATCCCGAATACTTCAATGACAGCAACTACAACAACATGCAGCATGTCGGCAATGAAGCACGCACGGAAAGCTATGTCAAGTCTGTCATTTTCGGAGAAGGCGGTGAAATCATGCCGGAAGTTGTCGGAGGTGGTTCTACGACCTATTTCTGTGACTACCACTATACCAATATCCCGACGACAGAAGCGCTCCGTGGGGTTCTCTTCGGCGGTAGTGCGTATTACGGCGCGTCTGCGGGCTTCGTTTTTGCGGATTCGTCTTACGCTCCCTCGAATGCGGTTGCGTCTATCGGTTCTCGCCTTTGCTTTATCCCCGAATAAACGTAACGACACGCCCATAGCCACACGCTTTAGTGGCTATGGGTCACTCTTGAATATTGATGAACGTAAAAACTATAAAGATGAATAATAATATGGAAGATGACGGCTCTTAGATCGGAAGAGCACACGTCTGAACTCCAG